GTGTGCTACTGACCGCCTTTGGTAAGCTGGAGGGGACAACGGCTCGTCTGGCCCTGCTGTTCCACGCGATCGAGGCCCCCTTCAGTCCGACCGTATCAGCGCAGACCCTGCAACGTGCGATCAGTCTAGTGCGAGAGTACATCATGCCCGCCTGGAGGTATCTCGTCGGCGAGATGACTGGGGGCGCATCGTTCGATCGATGGGTGCAGCAGTGGATCCTGTATCACTGTGGCGAGGGGAAACAGACTGTCACCCTGTCCGAGATTAAACGGGGAGCGAGACGTCCGATGGAGCGCATCGGCAACCCTTACCTACAGGACAGAATGATCATCGATGCGATGGGTCTGCTAGTCGAAGCCGGGTGGGCGATCAGAACCGACGATGGATCGGGCGAGGTGCGCCACCGGGCAGAGTGGGCACTGAATCCGAAACTGAATCAGGCGTTCCCCCGACAGCGCAAGGAGATTATCAAGGCCCGACAGTTCCAGGAAGATGAGCGCCGACGGATCGCAGGGATCGAGAGGCGCATCGTGCCAGGATACGATCCGTCCTGGGACGATGAGCGCATGAGCGCATAAAAAAAGGGGGCCATCTGGCCCCCTTGTTGTCTATAGGGTTGACGATCAGCGAGCACTCTCGATTAGCTGCGAGTGTATCTCCGGGGCCATGACTTCGAGCGCCCCCAGGACATCGAGCAGGCGAGTCAGGACAGCCCCCGGCTCACGCTGCCCGTCTACCCATGAGCGATAGGTACTAACCGATACCCCGAGGTACCGTGCAGCGTGAGCCGTGGACAGCCCGAGACGGGCCTGTAGTGCTGCGATACGTTCACCCGTGGGGGTGCTTTGTATCGGGCGCACCCTGGGGCGTCCGGGTGAGGGTTTATCGGTCATCGTTGAACCCCATGAAATACAGGATCAGCGCTGCCACTAGGGCAGCGAGTAGCGCGAGGATCACTTGATCACCCCCGCAGCGCGAAACGCAAGGTGCCAGTATCGGGCGTGTCGATCCGGCTGCGTGATGACATAATGAACCGATTCCTCCACTAGGCCCCCAGTCTGATAGTCTGGCTCGCTGGAGACTGTGACCCATTCGAAGGGTTCACCCCGAGCGGGGTAGCACGATGGCACCCCGTACCGGATGGCGTCGACTAGCTCTCGAAACGATAGGTGCTCGGTGTCTGACCAATCGTCGATCAATTCCCCTTCGTCATCATAGGTTGCAAATACGCGATTAATGGTGATCATTTTTCGACCTTTCATGAGCTGTAGGGGATGACATGCTCGGAGAGCATTTCCGGCCCGGTAGGCTTGCGCCAAAGGGTCGCCGATGCGGGGCCACGCATTACCCCGTCGAGCTTGCTCACGCTGACGTAGTGCGTGGGACTTTGCCACGTTTGACGTGGGCATGATCGCGGGAAATGCCACACAATCGGAGCGGCCGCAGGGTGATGCGGATCGTTAGTAAACGCGAGCACGAGCTTGCGCGCAATTTCCTGCGCGAGCTTTTGCGTGGGGACGATTAGGTTTTCCGTGTGCGCGCCACCGCGCACGCCAAATTCGATGACGTATTTCATGATTACCCTTTCAGAATAGGAACAACGCGACGGGCTTTCGCATCGGTCACGCGGGCACGCGTGCCATGCGCACGGAATCCGATGATCACGCGACGATCAGCGCGAGCGCACAGCCCACAATCGGCACATGTGATCTCATCGCGAGTCTGCGCTGGGCAAACGATGATCGTCCGGCCGGCGGGCGTGTAGGTTTTCTCGGGGCAGTCGATCGGCACGATGGCGGTCACGGGCAAGCCGGTATCGGCCAGGGTATCAGCCTCTCCAGCATCGTCGGCCGATAGATTGACGGTAAAGCCCCAGTCGATCGCATGGCGCGCCCATTTGATCGCGTCCGCGCTTTTCTTATGGGTGTAGGTGAATCCGCGCTTGCCAATGTTCGCATGGACAATATGCCCGAGCGCGACCGGATCGACTGATTCACCCGAGCCAGGGAGATCACCAGCGACATTGAAGCGCCACAGCTGCCCGGCGGGCAGAGCCTGGACGCTAGCGCAGAGCGCATCGATCGAACCACCACGGGCGGGCACCTTATCCCACGTCATGCGGGTATAGAAGTCTTCGGCATAGCAGTCTGCCCGATAGTGCGGGCAGCTGGGCGGGCATGTATCGCGCTCGGAATAAACGACGGGGATAGGACCGGTTTTCCGGTTTCCTGATTCAGGGATGAAATGGTAGGCGGGCATGACGTTAGTCTCCAGGGTGGGGTTAGATAAACGCAGCGAAGATCAGACCGAGCAGCGCACCGAGTGCAACGCACACAGCGATATCGGTGCGCCCCTCGGGGCGGGTGTTTTCGAGGTGTTTCAGTAAGTGATTGTCGGGGCGCATGGTGGTCTCCAGGGTTAGCGCGCTGCGTTGTGCAGCGCATGGATGAATCGTAGGGTACTAGGCGCAGTGTGTCAATACGATTATTGTGAATTGATTGTGTCAGTGTATCTATGGTGATCGGGGTAGATTGTCTTACGATTGCCTGCGACACTGTGACTCGGGATGCGGGGGGTGGTTTTGTCCATGTTTTAAAAAAAGATGACTCGAACGGGTTTTTCTGTCAGTCAAAAGTCACCCTGTCGCACCCGTTCCCCCGGACACACTGCGCCATTGTTCCCCCGTCTCATGCGTACACACTGCGCCATCGCACCCGATGCACCCCGATGCGCTGCGCCAATGGGCGCAGGGTGCTAGATACGCTGCGCCTATGGGTGCGCTGTCGCCCTGGGGGCGGGGGTGTAGGGGTGCCCCATCGACGCGAGCGGCGCAGGTAACGAAAACGCATACCCCGCATCAAATTTTTCATTTTTTCTGTAAACCCTTAAACCCTTAAACGCATTGCACCATCTACCCCTATCACTCTCCCCTTGCACCATCTACCCCCTTCCTCTTAAACTCGAACTATGAGCATTGCCCATACTCCTTCAGTCGTGCAGTCGTCATTACCAGACTGGCTCACTCCCTCGTCTGACCAACCTATCGTTGATCAGTCAAAACGTCGCAAGTTGACCAGAGAGCTTCAAGAGGCAACGTTCAACGCCATGTTTGAGCGAGTCCTCGATGAGGTCGTCAAGGGCCGAACGCTCAAGTCAATCGTGGCCGATGACGTACGCCCCGTTGACTACAGTGCTTTTTATTCGTGGATCAAAAAGGATCCGCAGCGCCTGGAGCGTTACAAGGAAGCCAAGGAACTCAGGACGGAGTGGTGGGCAGGGCGCGTCATCGAGATCGCCGAGGGTGATGATCTGGAGGATGTGCAGCGCAGCAAACTCAAGATCGACACTTATAAGTGGCTCATGGGTGCCGACAACCGTAAGACATACGGCGACACCAAGCAGGTTGAGATCAACCAGTCGATCAGTGTCCTGTCGGCGCTGGAGGCAGCGCAGGCGCGGATCACACTCGATATGGTCGATGACGCCCCCTACCCTGCCCTACCCAACGACGAGGGCTGACCGTGCCTGCACAGCGTCCGCGCTACAGCGCCGAGGAGGAGGAGCTGCTGATGACCCAGATGTGGTCATCGCACATCGCCGATGACCCGGAGACGTTTGTCATGTTTGCGTTTCCGTGGGGGCAGAAGAACACACCCCTCGAACACTTCAGCGGGCCGCGCAGATGGCAGCGTGAGGTGTTGCGTGACATCGCGGCGCACATCAGAGCCAACAGGTCTGCGCCCCTTAACCTGAAGGCGCTGCGTGAAGCCGTCTCGTCAGGCCGGGGGATCGGTAAGAGCGCACTGGTCAGTTGGCTAATCCTTTGGATGCTGACCACTCGGATCGGCTCGTCTGTCATCGTGAGTGCCAACAGCGAGCCACAGCTTCGGTCGGTCACTTGGGGTGAGTTGACTAAGTGGGCCACCATGACCATCAACGCCCACTGGTGGGAGGTCAGTGCTACGAAGCTCATCCCCGCAGCGTGGCTGACCGCACTGGTCGAGAGGGATCTTCAGAAGGGCACCCGGTACTGGGGTGCTGAGGGGAAGCTGTGGAGCGAGGAGAACCCGGACGCCTATGCCGGGGTGCACAATCACGACGGCATGATGGTCATCTTCGACGAGGCCAGCGGCATCCCGGACAGTATCTGGTCAGTTGCCTCGGGGTTCTTTACCGAGCCGATCGTCGATCGGTACTGGTTCGCGTTTAGTAACCCGCGCCGCCCGAGCGGGTACTTCTATGAGTGTTTCCACTCGCGCCGTGAGTTCTGGCACACCCGGCAGATCGACAGTCGCTCGGTCGAGGGGACGGACAAGGGGATTTATGACCAGATCATCGCCGAGCACGGCGAGGACAGTCGGGAGGCTCGCGTAGAGGTCTACGGTCAGTTTCCGACAACCGGGGACGACCAGTTCATCGACTTGACTCGAGTAGACGAGGCCATGCGCCGTGAGCCGGTCAAAGACCCGTCTGCGCCGATCGTCATCGGTGTTGACCCGGCACGCAGCGGCACCGATAGCACCGTGATCGCGGTACGTCAGGGGCGCACACTGCTCGCGCTGCGGCGGTACCAGGGCGACGACACTATGACGGTCGTCGGGCACGTTATCCGTGCGATCGACGAGTACCGGCCAGCACTGACCGTCATCGACGAGGGTGGGCTGGGCGCTGGTGTACTTGACCGTCTCAAAGAGCAGCGTTACAAGGTCAGAGGGGTGAACTTCGCGTGGCGGTCAAGTAGACCCGTGATGTATGGGAACAAGCGGGCTGAGATATGGGGTGCGCTCAAGGAGTGGCTGCTGACCGCCTCGCTGCCCGAGGACAAGACGCTGCGTGATGATCTGACCGGGCCACGGGTCAAGCCGAACAGCGCGGGGGCAATCTTCCTGGAGAGTAAGAAAGAGATGAAGTCCAGGGGGCTGGCCTCGCCCGACGCAGCCGATGCAATTGCTGTGACCTTTGCGTTTCCCATCGCAACGGATATGATGGGTCACTTGGCAGCACCGGGTTACGGTGCCACAATGCCGTCGCATTACGCTACGCCGGTGGTTAACTACTGGAACGCGGCACCGCAAAAGGCCCAATATGGCACGAATTTCTAATAGCGAAAGATTGACGAATCTGCACGCGGAAGCACTCGCGCAGTTCGACAAGATTCAATCTGCGCTGCGCGATGAACGCTTGCAGTGCCTGCAAGACCGTCGGTTCTATAGCCTCGCCGGTGCTCAGTGGGAAGGGCCGCTGTGGTATCAGTACGAGAATAAGCCGCGCCTAGAGGTCAACAAGATCGCGCTGGCCGTGCAGCGGATCTTCAGCGAGTATCGCAATAACCGTATCACTGTTGACTTCATCGACAAAGACGGCAGTAAAAACAAGACCATCTCGGACATCTGCGACAAGCTGTATCGCGCCGATGAGCAGGACTCTTGCGCTGAAGAAGCGTATGACAACGCCTTCGAGGAGGGTGTCGGAGGTGGGTTTGGCGCGTGGCGTCTGCGTACTGAGTACGAGGACGAGGAAGATCCAGACAACGAGTATCAGCGCATCAAGATCGAACCGATTTTCGATGCTGACTCAAGTGTGTACTTCGACCTAAACGCCAAGCGTCAGGACAAGTCGGATGCAAAATACTGTTTTGTACTGAGTTCAATGACTCGGGAATCGTACATCAGTGAATGGAACGATGACCCGACGACTTGGCCCAAGGTGGTTCATCAGTACGAGTTTGACTGGTGTACGCCCGATGTTGTGTTTGTGGCGGAAATGTATCGCGTTGAGAGTGTGAAGGAAACGCTTCACATTTTCCAAACCATCGACGGGCAAGAGGAGAAGTACCTCGATAGCGAGCTTGATGGTGAGACTGCCGAGCTTTTGAACGCAGTCGGTACTGTCAAGGTACGCGAGCGCAAAATTACCAGGCGCAAAATCCACAAGTACATCATGAGTGGTGGTAAGGTACTTGAGGACTGCGGGTACATCGCTGGTAAAAATATCCCCATCGTGCCGTTCTACGGTAAACGTTGGTTTGTGGATAACGTCGAGCGTTGTTCCGGGCACGTTAGGCTTGCCAAAGACGCCCAGCGTCTGAAGAACATGCAGTTGTCGAAGTTGGCTGAAATCAGTGCGCTATCCAGCGTTGAGAAGCCGATTTTGACTCCCGAGCAGGTTGCGGGGCATCAGGTGATGTGGTCAGAGGACAACATCAAGAACTACCCGTATCTGCTGATCAACCCGATCACGGCTGCGGACGGTAGCACCCAGGTCGGTGGGCCGGTGGCCTACACCAAGAGTGCAGCGGTGCCTCCTGCGCTGGCGGGGCTGCTTCAGATCACCGAGCAGGACATCCGGGACGTTCTTGGTAACCAGGAGCAGGGTGACAAGATTGTTAGCAACATCTCGGGTAAAGCCGTCGAGATGGTGCAGCAGCGCCTGGACATGCAGAGTTACATCTACATCTCCAACATGGCGAAGGCGATCCGGCGTTGCGGTGAGATTTGGCTCTCGATGGCGCAGGACGTTTACGTTGAGGACAAGCGCCGGATGAAGGGCATCGCCGAGCAGGGTGAGGTCGAGATGATCGAACTCATGAAGCCCACGATCGACGATACAGGCGCGATGGTTTACGAGGGTGACTTGTCTAATGCTCACCTTGATGTTGCCGTCAATGTCGGCCCATCGTTCCGTAGTCAGCGTCAGGCGATCGTGCAGTCACTGACCAACTTGGTCGCTATTACTCAAGATCCGCAGACGCAGGCTGTCTTGCAGGCCATGATCATCACGAACATGGAGGGTGAGGGGCTGTCGGATGCGCAGGAGTTCTTCCGTAAGAAGCTGGTCGAGATGGGTGTGATTGACCCGACCGAGGAAGATATGAAGCGGATGCAGGAAGCTGCTGCCAACGCACAACCTGATCCGAACGCCGTGTTTGTTCAAGCTGCTGCCGAGAAGGCTATGGCCGACGCTGAGAAGTCTCGCGCTGACGCCGTGCTTACGATGGCTAAGACTGAGGAAACTCAAGCCAAGACCATCAAAACTCTTGAGAGTGTTGGTCAATCGGGTGGGGCATCGACAGGTGCAGCCACTACGCCTGCCGCGTCTCCCGTTGATGAGTATGAGGCGGTCAAGCGCGAGTTTGAAATCGAGAAGATGCGCATCGAGATGGCTGAGAAACTGATGAAACTGCGCCAGATGGAGCAGGAGTCGGTTAAGGCTGAAGTCGAGACGCAGAGTCAAATTGATGCGCAGAGTGCGATTGCCGATCTTCGGGAAAACGTTACCGAAACGGTCAAGGATGTGCAGGAAGTGGTGCAGGGTCTGGTCGAAAGTTTTAAGAACTTTGAGGATTCTGTGAAAATGCTCTCTGACAGCAGCAAGGAAGCGTCCGAGAAGGCTATCGAGGCAATCAAGCGTCCGAAACGGGTCATCCGTGAGAACGGCAAGATCGTCGGCATCGAAACCCAATAGGTGAGTCAACATGGCAAATGCCATTTATCCCAAGTACAAGCAGGCGTTGCTCGATGCGTCAGCAGACGTTGATCTGAACGATGGCACCGTTAAGGTCGCGCTTAGTACCGCTGCGTACAACTCGGCGCATGACTTCTACGATGATGTCAGCGCCTCAACGGTCGGCACGCCGCAGACGATTGCCAACACAACCGTCACTGACGGCCTGTTTGACGGCGACAACGTGACCTACACCGCAGTGCCTAGTGGTAGCACTGTGACTGCGCTGATCATCTACATCGACACCGGCACGCCTGGTACCTCAAGACTTGTGGCGTTTATCGACACTGGGGTGACGGGGTTCCCGCTGTCCACCAACGGTGGTGATGTGACCGTCTCCTGGAACGCCAGCGGAATCTTCCAACTGTGAACCAGATCGTTTCTGCGTCATACGTCATTGACGGCCATGAGCAGCAGGACGGCTCGCGGTGGGTCAAGGAGTCTTATGTGGACTCCAATGGCGCAACACAAACGTGCCTTTACAAGTTGCCTGCTGGGCAGGGAGATGTTCAGGCTCAAGCGAACATGGATGCGCGAGTCATTGAGATCAATCGACAGATTGCGGGGTTGACAACAGATGGCTGACATTTTTGTTGACAGCGCAGCCACAGGGGCAGCAAATGGCACAAACTGGGCCAATGCGTACACGACGCTTGCTGCTGCGATTACTGCTTCAACCAACGCAGACACGATCTACGTTGCCAACACGCACAACGCCTCGCAGACAACAGCAAAAACATTCACTTGTCCGACTTCCCCTGGCTTACGGGTTCTTGTTGTAACTCCATCTGGTGCATCTGGTAACAGTGGACTGGCAACGGGCGCGATTGAGGCAATTGGCGCTGGCAGTGCGACGTTTACGATCAACGGATTTGCCTACTTTTATGGGTTGTCAATTTACGGAGCAACAACTAATAACCCAGCCTCTTTGATTTCTCTTGCTGTGGCGAATGGCGCGTCTGCTGCGCTGTACTTTGAAAATTGCGTTTTCCAACTACGCACAGCCTCAACCACTGCTGGCGTTGGGTATAACCTCGGATCAGTCAGAGGCGCTACCAGTCAAGATAACTTGCTGGACTTCAAAGACACTTCATTCAGGTTTGGGTCCACTAGTCAGGGGTTTATTTGTGGCAATGCCAGAGTGAGAGCGCAAAACATTTCTTTTGACTCTGCTGGATCTGCCCCAACAACCCTGATTCAAAATCGTCCTGGTTCGGGTAATTTTCTTATTGAAGCAAGCGATTTATCGGGTGAGTCTTGGTCGAATCTTGTCAGTGTCGCTTGGCTGTCAATCTATGATATTTTGCTGAGGAACTGCAAACTACCATCCGGCACCGCACTGACGACTGGCACTTATTCCGGTCCAGGTGGTGTTTCCATTCGGATGGAAAACTGCGACTCTGGCGATACACAGTACAACGTGGCGCTCGGTTCGTACACTGGCACGGTTGTCGATGAGACAACTATTGTCAGGACTGGTGGTGGAGAGACTTCTCTACGACTGGACACCAGCGCAAACACTAAATTTCCGTATTCGACGCTGACCGTTGAGGGCGCTCGATACAACAGCGTTGTGGGCACATCTCAAACGCTGACGATTGAGTTCATTCACGATACAAGCACGGCAGCCGGACAAGGCAGCGGGACTAGTTTTGCCTACACCAATGCAGAGTTGTGGGTTGAGTTGCAGTATCAGGGCACAAGCGGTTTCCCGCTGGCTTTGATTGATCTTGACGACCGTGCTGCAAACGTACTGAGCACGCCCGCCGATCAGCCATCATCGTCGGCAACGTGGACGACGACCGGCATGACGACGCCTGTCAAGGGTAAGATGGAGTGTACCTTCACGGCGCAAGAGGCTGGATATCTGTTGTTCAAGGTCTGCTTTGCCGCACCGTCAAAGGTGGTCTATGTTGACCTGCTGGGTGTGACGGTCGCCTGATATGGCTACAGGCCGTCTGATTCCAGGAGATGGGTTTGTCGTTGAGACAACGACAGCCGGACGGCTGATTCCGGGTTACGGGTTTGTCGTTGAGACAGAATCGACTGGGCAGACGCTCACCCCGAGCCTTTATACCAACAATCAGACTTTTTACAGTCCGACTGTTACCTCGACGGTCACACTCAGTCCGTCGCTGTACACGAACCAGCAGACGTTCTACGGGCCGACCGTCACGCTTGGGCCTGCGCCACAGACTCTTTCTCCGAGTCTGTACATCAACACGCAGACATTCTATGGCCCGACAGTCATCAGGCAGCAGTTTCTTGAGCCTGGGCTGTACACGAATCAGCAAATCTTCTACGGCCCAATCGTTACTCAGGTTGCGCCGCAGACCGTTTTCCCGGATCTGTTCGTCAATCAGAACCAGTTCTTTGGGGTCACAATCCTCGGCGCTGGTGGTGGAGCGACAGCAAAAGGCGGCTGGGCCACAGAGCGCCGCAGGCTTGAACTGTCGATTCAGCAGCGCCAGGCTCAACAGACGCTGGCTCAGTCCAAGAACAAAGTTGCCAAGAAGATCGCAAAACGCATTGAGCGTTTTGTGGAGGCAGACTTCCAGGACGAGATTGACGAAATCGTTGCGCTGCAAAAAGAGTTTGCAAAACTCGAAGCGCGGTACAATAATTCGCAACAGTTGTCCACAGACCTTCGTGATGCCACGAAGGTGCTACAAGAATTTATCCAGGATGAGCAGGACGCAATTGACCTGTTGATGCTGGTGCAGGAATTTGACGCGAGATGCGTCATTGAGGCAACCGCCAGCCCTAATGTGGCGAGTTTGATGGGATCAGCATGAGCGAAACGGCAGATATTGAGGAAATCGTCACGGAAGAACCGCAGGAGCAGCAAGAGGTTGAGCAGGTGCTTGAGCAGGATGAGCAAGAACCTGAGCAACAGCAAGATGAGCCTGATGAGTCTGAAGTGGTTGTTTCCATCGGTGAGGAGTCGCCACCTCAAGAGGAAACGCGGGCACCTGATTGGGTGCGCGAGTTGCGGAAATCACACCGCGAGTTGCAGCGCAAGAATCGTGAGCTTGAAGCCAAACTGACAACCCAAGCGCCTGTAGTGCAGCCGCTGGGTAAGAAGCCGACGCTGGAGGATCACGACTACGACGCCGAGAAGTTTGAGACTTCGTTGGCAGAGTGGTACGAGCGCAAGCGAAAAGCGGATGAAGTGGCAGCGCAGGCCAGACTCGCTGAGGAGCAGCAACAGCGGCAATGGCAGGCAAAACTGGATTCCTACGGCAAGGCGAAAGCCTCGCTCAAGGTGCGCGATTTTGATGATGCTGAAGAAGTCACTCAGCAAGCATTGGACATCACGCAGCAGGGAATCGTGCTTCAGGGTGCAGAGAATCCTGCACTGTTGGTCTACGCACTTGGCAAGAACCCCAAGAAGGCCGCTGAACTCGGCTCAATCAAAGATCCTGTGAAATTCGCTTTTGCGGTAGCGAAACTGGAGAAAGATTTGAAGGTTACGCAACGCAAAGCGGCACCGCCGCCTGAGAAAGTCGTGCAGGGTAACGCAGGCGTTTCTGGCGCGGTTGATTCAACACTCGACCGGCTGCGTGCTGAGGCTGAGAAGTCCGGTGACTACACCAAGGTCTTTAAGTACAAGCAGCAGCAGAAACTCAAACAGAAATGAGGTAAATCATGGCAAACGCATTTAACAAAGAAGAGCGCGTCGCTTTCGAGAACATTCTGGAAGGCTTCCAGGATGCGCTGGTGCTGTCGCGCAACGTCTCGATCTACAACACCGATCAGACGATGATGGAGCGCACCAACAACGTCATCTGGCGTCCGCAGCCCTACATCGCTGAGTCGATCACTGCCGCTCCTGGCACTGACATCTCCTCGTCCTACAAGGATATGACTCAGTTGGCCGTGCCTGCGACCATCGGTTTCAGCAAGTCTGTGCCTTGGACGCTGAACGCGCTGGAACTGCGTGATGCGCTGCAAGAGGGTCGCCTGGGCGATGCCGCCAAGCAGAAACTGGCCTCGGACATCAACGTTGCCATCATGAACGTTGCTGCCACCCAGGGCACTCTGGTCGTCAAGCGTACCGCTGCTGCCTCGGGTTTTGATGATGTCGCTCAGTGCGACGCCATCATGAACGAGCAGGGCGTGCCGTCTTATGACCGCTATCTGGCTCTGAGCACCCGCGACTACAACGGCATGGCGAACAACCTGTCGGCTCTGTCGCGTTCGTTTGGCAACCAGAAGTCGGATTCGGCCTACGAGCGTGCCTATGTCGGCATGGTCGCTTCGTTCGACACCTTCAAACTGGACTACGCCAATCGCAAGGCTGCCGCTGCTGGCTCGGGCATCACCATTGATACCCGCACCGCTGCAAACAACTACTTCACTCCTCGTGCGACCAGCACCGCTGTTGGTGGTCAGATCAACGTTGACAACCGCTATCAGACCGTGACCGTCTCCTCGACCACCAACGTGGCCGCTGGCGACTGCTTCACGATCTCTGGCGTCAACGCCTGCCATCACATCACCAAAGGTGACACTGGCGTGCTGAAAACCTTCCGGGTAATCAGCGTGACCAACTCCACCACGATGGTGATTTCGCCTCCGATCATCTCCGATCAGGGCGCGACCGATGCTGAGGCTCAGTATCAGAACGTGATCGTTACGCCTGCTGCTACGGCTAACATCGTGTTTCTGAACACTGCCGCTGCCTACCTGAACCCGTTTTGGCAGAAAGACTCGCTGGAGATCCTGCCTGGCCGTTACGCTGTGCCTGCTGATGCTGGCGTGGCTGTGATGCGTGCTGCTACGGATCAGGGCATCGAACTGGTGATGCAGAAGTTCTACGACATCAACACCATGAAAACCAAGTATCGTCTTGATACCTTGTTTGGTGTGGTGAACAAACAGCCCGAGATGTCCGGGATTATTTTGTTCTCGCAGACCTGATCGCAGACTGGTAGTACAGGCAGGGGCTTCGGCCCCTGTCTGATTTAAGGGGTGCAAGATGCCGCTGAAAAAAGGTTACTCGCAGAAGTCCATCTCCTCGAACATTTCGAAAGAGATGAAGGCTGGCAAACCGCAGAAGCAAGCGGTGGCGATTGCTCTGAGTACGGCACGCACTGCCGCCATGAAAGCAGGAAAGCCTAGCAAAGCGCCGAGGAAGAAATGAAAGCCAAACCTCCTGGCCTTTACGCCAACATTGCTGCTAAACGTGAGCGCATCGAGGCTGGCAGTAAGGAGCGCATGCGTAAGCCTGGGAGCAAAGGTGCTCCGACTGCTGCTGCGTTTCGTGCCGCTGCCAAGACTGCAAAGAAGAAATGACTGAATTCCCGACGCTGGTTTACCGATCCCCAGGCCCGCATCACGGCCCAGGCTCAACGACTTACGACTACCGTGGTGTGACCAACGAGGATGAGTTGAGTGTGCGCCAAGCAGAAGGGTGGACGCTGAGTTTTGACGAGGCGATCAACGGTAAGCCAGAAGCACCTGAGCCTGTGGACAACTCGCCGCCGACTCGGGCTGAGATGGAGCAAAAGGCGCGGGAACTGAAGATCAAGTTTGACGGTCGCACGACGGATCGGAAACTGTTAGGATTGATCGAGTCCGCAATGGGGGCGCGTTAATGTCTTTTACGAAACGCCAGTTTGTTGAGGCCGCCTTCGAGGAAATCGGACTGGCGGCGTATGTGTTTGATCTGTCCCCTCAGCAGATGGAGTCTGCGGTGCGCCGTCTGGATACCATGATGGCCGAGTGGAACGCCAAGGGCATCCGTCTGGCATATCCGCTGCCGTCCAGTCCGCAGGACAGTGACATTGACGCTGAAACGACGGTGCCTGACAGCGCCAACGAAGCGATCATCTGCAATCTTGGTATCAGGCTGGCTCCGTCCTATGGCAAGCAAGTGATGCCTGAGACGAAGGTGACGGCAAAGATGGCTTACAACACGCTGCTTGCGCGTGCGACAATGCCGATGGAGCAGCAATTTCCCGCTGCGATGCCTTCTGGTGCTGGCAACAAGCCTTGGCGCGTCTACGACGATCCGTTCTTGCGTCCGCCTTACTTCCCGGTGGACTCTGGGCCTGAAGGCCCGCTGGAGTACAACTGATGCCTACGATCAATCAACTGCCGACTCTGGCGACGGTTTCATCCGGCGATCAGTTGCCGGTCTACACGCCTAGCAACGGCGATGCTCGCAAGATGAGCATTGGCTCGCTGCTGACGTTCTTCCAGTCATCGTTCGCCTCGCCTACGATGTCGGTGCAGTATGCGACGCCTGGGACTGGCTTTAACGTCACTGTGGCGACCAACAGCACGCAGGCATGGCTGCTGATTCAGCCTGCTGGCACGCTGGCGACTGGCACTGTGACGCTGCCGCTGAACACCAGCGTTGCTGATGGTCAGGAGGTGCTGGTGACGACAACGCAGCAAATAACATCGTTCACGCTCGGCCTGAACGGTGCTGCGGCTGCGTTTGGTGATCCGACGACGCTGGCGGCTGAGGACTTCTTCCGTATGCGTTACTACGGGCCTACAAATTCTTGGTACAGGATTGCTTGATCATGACCATTCGCGCACCGTTTCAGCCTCAACGTGGGGCAAACCAAGTCGTGACGCCTGGCGCTGCATCGGCGTCTGCGACCATTGCTCTCGGGCCTAAGTCTGTCCGTCTGGTCAACAGCGGCGCAAACATCTGCCACGTTCGCATTGGTCAGGGCACTCAGACTGCGACGACGGCTGACATGCCGATTCGTGCAGGCAGCGAGATCATTGTGCAGCGCCAAGAGGATGAGGTGACTGTGGCTTACATCAGCGCCTCGGGCACGACGCTGCACATTCAGACCGGCGAAGGCGGCTACTGAGATGGCGAAAACCCCTGCATGGCAGCGTAAGGCAGGGCAAGATCCTAAAGGCGGTCTTAATGCCGCTGGCAGGGCTTCCGCCAAAAAGCAGGGGATGAATCTTAAGCCTCCAGCGCCTGATCCCAAGACAGAAAAGGACAAAGGACGCAAAGCGTCTTTTTGCGCCAGGATGACTGGGATGAAGCAAAAACTCACGAGCGAGAAAACCGCCAAAGATCCGAACAGTCGGATCAATAAGGCGCTGCGTGCATGGAAGTGTTGACGCAATGGCTCAAATCCCGATCATCAGCGGAATCTATACGGACAACGGCCCGGACTTCCGGCAGTCCTATCCGGTCAACATGGAGCCTGTGCCTGTTGCCAACGGCATCAGCGGCGGCTATCTGCGTCCGTCTGATGGTCTGATCGCCCAGGGCACTGGGCCTGGCATTGATCGAGGCGGGATCAACTGGAACGGTGTGCTGTATCGAGTGATGGGCACGAAACTTGTGTCTATCAGCAGCACCAATGTCGTCACCATTTTGGGTGATGTCGGTGGCTCGACGGATTTAGTCATCATGGACTATTCGTTTGACCACCTCGGCATCGTCTCTGGCGGCAACATTTATTTCTGGAATGGCACGACGCTGACCATTGGCAACTATCCGCTGCCAATCGTCACTGTCGGTCCAATCATTGATTTTTGTTTCATCGACGGTCGGTTCATGCTGACCGATGGTGTGCGGCTGTACGTCACGGATGTTGGCGATCCGTTTACGATTGGCGCGTTTGCGTATCAGGAACCAGTCGCAGATCCTGACCCTGTATCATCACTGTTGCGTTTGCGCAACGAGGTGTATGCGATCAATCGCAACACTATTGAGGTGTATGAGTCGATTGGAGGATCTGCGCCGTTCCCATTCAGCGTGATTGACGGTGCGCAGATCCAGAAGGGTGCGATTGGCGTTCAGGGTTCATGCGTCTTTTCCGAGATGATTGCCTTCATTGGCAGCGGTCGCAATGAAGCGCCTGCGGTCTATCTCGGCTCTGCGGCTGTGGCAACCAAGATCAGCACGCAAGAGATTGACGAGATTCTGGCAACGTACACCGAGCAGCAGTTGTCTCTGGTGAAACTTGAGCCTCGCAACGACAAGTCGCAGCAGTTCCTGTATCTGCATCTGCCAGACCGTACGCTGGTCTACGATGCTGCTGCGTCTGCCGCGATGGAGCAACAGGTGTGGACTGTTTTGGTCAGCACGACTGACGGTTTTGCACAGTACCGCGCACGCAACTTCGTCTGGATTTACGACAAATGGACCTGCGGTGATCCTCAGTCCAGTACCTTTGGATACATGAGCGACACCACCTCAAATCATTGGGGTCAGATTGTGCGTTGGGAGTTTGGCACCGCCATTGTGTACAACGAGAGCAAGGGTGCAATCTTCCATCAACTCGAACTGGTTGCCCTGACTGGTCGCGTGGCCTTGGGTCAGAATCCTTGGATCAGTACCAGTTACTCATACGACGGTCAGACCTGGGGTCAGGACAGAGCGATTCAGGTCGGATCTGTTGGTCAGACGCAAAAGCGCCTGGTGTGGTTCCAGCAGGGTCACATGCGCAACTGGCGTGTGCAGCGGTTCCGTGGCGACAGTCAGGCGCATCTATCGTTTGCGAGGCTTGAGGCTCAGTTAGAGCCTCTGGCGTACTGATGGCAACGTCCAACAGGCTCAACCTGACGCGAGATGAGCTTGCGTCATTCCTGAAGAATCATCACCAGATTCGTCAGTTCGAGCGCCTGTTTGCTGACGTTGAGCAACTTGAGCCTACGACGCTCGATGACTTGGCTCTGGTTGGCGATAACGCAGCGCAGAAGGCTGTGCAGGCCATTGATGGGCTTGAGGCTCAGAAGCAGGAGCTTGAGGTTACGGTGGCTGCGCTTGAGGCCAAGGTCAATCAGGCTGTCAGCGCGTTATCGTCGATCAATGACCAGTTGTCGATGCTGATGCAGGCACCGCCTCCTCGTGAGTTCAAGAGGTCGCGTTATGGGTCGTTCTACGACACGACAACGCAAACGGCGGCGGCGATCAACACGGCTACAGCCATCACGTTCAACACCACTGATCTGAGTCACGGCGTTAGCATTGGGACGACGACATCTCATGTGATCGTGGATACGCCTGGAATTTATAATTTCCAGACATCTATCCAGTTGGATAGCACCGTATCAACATCTGAAGAGTTTTACCTGTGGTTCCGAGTCAACGGGGTTGATGTAACCAATTCAGCGTCACAAGTCAGGATTCAGGGCAACAATGCTGAAATTTTTGTTGCTTTGAATTTCTTTTTTGACTTGAAGGCCGACGACTACGTTGAACTGATGTATTCAGTCAGTAGCACTGCGGTGCAATTGCTGGCCTCTGGCGCGGTGTCACCGCATCCTGGCATCCCGTCTGTCATTCTGACGGTTGCAAACAATATTCAAGGGGTTCAATAATGGCAGTCGTCGCAAAAGTTCTTGTTCCTCCGTTGCAGTTGGCAACGGGTGCGACCACTCAGTACACAGCCACAAACGTCAAGGCAATCATTGACAAGGCGACTGTGACCAACACTGACACGGTGAATCGGTCGTTCAATGTTCACATTGTCACCAGTGGCGGGTCTGCCAATAACGCCAACCTTGTCATCGACACCAAAACTGTGGTGCCGAATGAGACTTATCTGTGCCCTGAGTTAGTTGGTCAGGTGCTGGATTCTGGCGACTTCATCAGCACGACGGCCAGCGCGGGCAGTGCGCTGACTCTGCGTATCTCTGGAAGGGAGATTGCATAATGGAAGGTGCAAAGATGCCGATGATGGTTCTCGGCGGGTTCAACGGCCTTGAGGTTGAAGAACCGTTCATCACAGCCGCAGAGAACAAGAAGAACACCCAAGTCGTCATCAACAACTGGATGCTTGGGCCTGAGAAGCCGTCTAATGAGCCTGGTGCGAATAAGCCGTATTGGGTTGCCTTGGGCAAGGCGATGCAAGTTGACGAGGCTGAGGCTCGGCGTCGGCGCTGCTCAAACTGCGAGTATTACGACAACTCGACCAAGACGCAAGCCAAGATGGAGCGCATCCCACGCAACGCTTGGGACACTGATGCCGGGTATCGTGGCTACTGCGACAAGTTTGAATTTGTCTGCCATGACATGCGAGCGTGTCAGGCGTGGGAAGAACGCGAGTTCGAGGAAGATTGACGTATGGCGCGATTGTGCGAGAATGGCGGCACTGAGTCGCCAGCGCCCGCCAGTAGCGCATCCGTCCACCAGGATAGCGTTGTGAGCGATCTTGTACCAGCAGAGCATTTGCCGATCTATCGACTTGAGGCCGAGCTTCTGCGGTTGCCACAGGTCGAGATGCCAGTCGATCACGACTTTTGCAGCGGCTTATACGCTCGCACAATGCACATACCTGCTGGTACCGTATTGACGGGTGCAGTACACAAGGATGAATCATTCTTTGTGGTACGCAGGGGCGATCT